ATTCTAATCTATCGTGTACAACGTGCACCAGAACGTAGAATGTTTAAGATTGATGTTGGCAACATGCCTAGTCACTTAGCAATGGCCTTCGTAGACAGAATTAAGAACGAGATACATCAAAGACGTATACCAAGTCTTCATGGTGGACAGTCTGTAGTCGATGCTACATACAATCCATTATCAATGAATGAAGATTACTTCTTCCCAGTTACAGCAGAAGGTAGAGGATCATCTATCGAAGTTCTCCCAGGTGGACAGAACTTAGGTGAGATTGACGATCTTAAATACTTTAATAACAGATTAGCAAGAGGACTGCGTGTACCTAGTTCATACTTACCCACAGGCCCTGACGATAACACAACTCCTCTCAATGACGGACGTGTTGGTACTGCTATGATACAAGAATTTAGATTCAATCAATACTGCGAAAGATTACAGAATTATATTTGTCAGAAACTTGACGATGAATTTAAACTATTCTTACGTTGGAGAGGATTTAACATTGATACTCAAATGTTTGATTTATCATTTAATCCCCCTCAAAACTTTGCCGCATATCGTCAAAGTGAACTAGATACTGCAAGAGTAGGTTCATTTCAAGGTATGGAAGCATTCCCTTATATCTCTAAACGTTTTGCATTAGAAAGATTCTTAGGATTAACTGAAGAAGAAATCAATAAAAACGAACAAATGTGGGGAGAAGAGAATACAGAAGCACAAGAAGCAGATCCAGAAGGTTCTGATCTTAGAAATATCGGAGTATCTACTGGAGACTTTGATGCTGATGTAGAAACTAACGATGAAATCGAAGACATGGACGACTTAGAAGATTTCGGAGATATGGATGTCGCAGGTCCAGTAAGCGGACAAGCATCAACAGCCGCAGGCTCAGTCGATGGTGCCGGAGAAGTCGGTCCTGTATCATAACAAAAGATAAATACTTTTATGAAATTAACTGAAATGTTTGATGCCGCAGTTCCCGGATACCAAGAAGTTGGAGATGACAATTCTAAACCTGTTTGGAGAACTTCCAGAAAGACTAAACTTACCTTGAGCCAAATCAGAAAGTTACGTAAAATGTTAGACGTAAGAAATTACGAAAAAGCAAAACATTTAACAAACGTTAGAAATCAGTATGGCAATAAACCTGAAGAAGGCGCCGCTCCCACTCTCTAAAAATAGTGAAAATATCTCTTTTTACACTAAAAAAATCAAAAACGTAAAAAAGTAGCACTTAAATAGCACTTTCTATGACTACACACTAAATATCTCTACAAAGCCATAACTTATTATATCAGGAGAAAATGGAAATGGAAAATAAGAAATTTGAACAATTAATCGACCTCATTATTAATGAAGACGAAGAACAGGCGAAAGAACTGTTCCACGATATCGTAGTTACGAAATCGAAAGAAATCTATGAATCAATCATGGAAGATGAAATCAAAGACGCAGATGACCTTGAAGAAGGCATGGGCGGTCAAGTTGGTGATCTTGCTGATGAAGTTCAAGCAGAAGAATCAGGCATAGCCGAAGATGACGAAGAAGAAATCGATATAGATTCTGAAGAAGTCTTTGACATTGATGGTGAAGATGAAGTAGATGCAACTCTTGGTATTGAAGCCAACTCATCTGAAGAAGTAGAAGATGCAGTTGTAAGAATTGAAGACAAACTCGACCAATTATTAGACGAGTTTGAAGAAATTATGGGCGCGGAAGAAGATTTAGAAGGTCGTGATGACGAGATGGATGCGGACCTGCATGACATCGAAGGCGAAATTGACGATCAAGAAGTAGATGTAGACGTATCTATAGATGACGAAGAACTAGTTGCAGAAGCAATTACACTTCCTAAAGTCACAGCAAAGATGGGCGACGGTGGATCCAACACAAGAAGTCCAGTAGATGCAAACTCAGGTCAAAAGGGAATGGAAGCACATCCAGTAGATTTCGATAAAGATGGCGACGAGAAAGGTCGTCCTGCACCGACTGCTAAAGACGTAGATGGAGCATCATCATTCCAAAACGTTCCGGGTAAAAAATCCGGACCAAAACTTAGTTCAGCACCCAAGCCAGTGTTAACACAGGCTAGCGGAACTAATACTAAATCTGTAATAGATTAGGAACTGATACAAATGGCTTTGTATCTTAAAGAACACTTAACGTTCGACCGAGCAGAAATGATGGTCGAATCTGTTAAAGAAGGTGATTCCGATCTGAAGACTCTTTATATGAAGGGTATCTTCATTCAGGGTGGGGTAAAAAACGCAAATGAACGTGTTTACCCTGTCTCTGAGATTGGAAATGCTGTAGACACATTGAATGAACAGATCAAAGAAGGTCATTCAGTGCTAGGTGAAGTTGACCATCCCGATGATTTAAAAATCAACTTGGATCGTGTATCACATATGATCAATAGTATGTGGATGGATGGACCGAACGGCTATGGCAAGTTAAAGATTTTACCGACTCCAATGGGTACGTTAGTTCAGACCATGTTAGAGTCAGGGGTAAAACTCGGAGTATCTAGTAGAGGTAGCGGAAACGTTAACGATTTAGATGGCCGAGTAAGTGATTTTGAAATAATCACTGTGGATATTGTTGCACAACCAAGTGCTCCTAATGCTTACCCTAAAGCAATATACGAGGGCCTCATGAATATGAAGCACGGACATAAAGTTTTAGAAGTAGCAAGAGAAGCAAGAGGCAACAAGCAAGTAGAACGGTTTTTGAAAGACGAAATTTCTCGATTAATCAAAGACTTAAAGATAGACTAAATAAATAGAGGGGAAATCAGCATGTTAGATGCTATCAAACCATTAATTGATTCAGGACTTATTAATGAAGACGTTGCAGGTGAACTAGAAGTCACTTGGAGCACTAAATTAAATGAGGCTAAAGATCAAGTTCGTGGTGAACTCAGAAATGAATTCGCACAACGATACGAACATGACAGAAGTGTGATGGTTGAAGCCCTTGATAAGATGATTACAGATTCTCTAAGTGAAGAAATTAAAGAATTTCACGAAGAGAAAACTGCAATTAACGAAGATCGTGTAAAAGCGAAAATGAAACTTAAAGAAAGTGCAAAGAAATTTAATAACTTTATGGTAACTAAGTTAGCAGAAGAAATTAAAGAACTACGTACAGACCGCAAGGTTCAGTTGGAAAACCAAGATAAACTTCAAAAGTTTATCACTCATGCATTGGCTAGAGAGATCAAAGAATTTGCTCAGGATAGACAAGCAGTGGTAGAACAACGTGTCAAGTTAGTAGCAGAAGGACGCAAACAACTTACAAAACTCAAAGAGAAATTTATTTCTGAGAGTTCTGCAAGATTAAGCAAGTCTGTTGCATCTCATCTTAAAGGTGAATTATCACAACTCAAAGAAGATATTCAAATGGCTAGGGAGAATAACTTCGGCCGTAAGATATTTGAAACATTTGCAGGTGAATTCAGCACAACTTATCTCAACGATAAGGCTGAAACACGTAAGATCGTTTCTGTATTAAACGGAAAAGAAAAAGAACTAGCAGAATCAAAGGTCAGACTTGCGAAAGCAGTTCAGATCATTGAATCGAAAAACCGTGAAGTTAACATTATCAAAGAATCTACTCAACGTGAAAAGAATTTAGACAATTTATTGTCATCTTTGAACAAAGAGAAGGCTATTGTAATGCGATCTTTATTAGAAAGCGTTCAGACACCAAAACTGAAGAACGCATTTGACAAGTATTTACCAGCAGTATTGAACGAAGGAAGTGAAAAGAAATCTGAAAAGAAATCACTAACTGAATCTGTTTCAACTGCACGAACAGGTAATAAATCTGCCAAGAAAGAACAGTTAGTTCAAGATGACTACGATGCACGGAGCAACGTAATTGATCTTAAACGTCTGGCAGGGCTTTAATTTAAACTAGACATAGAATTTAGGAGAAAATAATCATGTCACAAGTACTCTTAGAAAGCCGTTGGGACGAGACAAAAGACGCCCTACTAGAAGGCTTAAAAGGCACACGCCGATCAACAATGGGTGTAGTCCTTGAAAACACTCGCAAAGGTCTCTTAAATGAGAATGCTACCGCAGGTAGTACCTCTGCAGGAAATATAGCGACACTTAACCGTGTAATCTTACCAGTAATCAGAAGGGTTATGCCTACTGTTATTGCTAACGAACTAGTCGGCGTTCAGCCAATGACTGGTCCTGTTGGACAGATTCATACGTTACGTGTTCGTTACGCTCAGTCTTTGACTGACAACTCGGCAGCCGCTACTTCGGTAACAGCTGGTGAGGAAGCATTATCACCATTCAAAATTGCCCAAGCGTACTCACGTACTGCTCAAGCAACGGCAACAGCCGCTTCATATACTGGTGCAGATACAGCAGTATTAGAAGGTAACGGTGGTAAACAAATCAGTGTGCAAATCTTACGTCAAGCGGTTGAAGCCAAATCACGTAAATTACAAGCACGTTGGACTTTTGAAGCCGCTCAGGACGCTCAATCTCAACACGGAATCGATGTTGAAGCAGAGATAATGGCCGCTTTAGCACAAGAAATCACTGCTGAAATCGATCAAGAGATTTTACTATCTCTTAGAACGTTAGCGGCAACTGAGTTCACTTATAACCAGGCAGCGGTATCAGGTACTGCTACTTATGTTGGTGACGAACATGCGGCTCTCGCTGTTCTAATTAACAGAGTTGCAAACTTAATCGCACAAAGAACACGTAGGGGCGCAGGTAACTGGGCTGTTGTGAGTTCTGCGGCCTTAACTGTATTACAATCTGCTACTACATCAGCATTTGCTCGTACAACTGAAGGAACTTTTGAAGCTCCTACTAACACTAAGTTTGTTGGTACGTTGAACGGCGCTATGCGTGTTTTCGTTGATTCTTATGCTCCTGATACTCAAGCAGTATTAGTTGGATACAAAGGATCATCTGAAACTGATGCGGCGGCTTTCTATTGCCCATATATTCCATTAATGAGCAGTGGAGTTGTACTAGATCCAGCTACATTCGAACCAGTCGTATCATTTATGACTCGTTACGGATATGTAGAACTAACTAACACTGCATCATCTTTCGGTAATGCGGCTGACTATTTAGGCGAGATCGCAGTTCAAAACTTAACTTTCCAGTAAGCCGATTATTATATAATCAACTTATTGTTATAAGTTTAAGGAAGAGTCTTTTAGGCTCTTCCTTTTTTTGTGGTTATCGTATGCGTATTAAATAGTATAATGCAATCAAATGATACAATATTAATTATAGGGGATAGTTGGGCCGCTACTTGGATTGGCTCTTCCGGTGATGTTATGAACGAATATGCTGGTGCACTCCCTCATCGACGGTCTTCAGTATATGGTCCGAATAGAGATGGGAATCACCGCCTAACGATAGATCAATGCTTGTTACAAAAAGGCTATGAAGTTATCAACAAGTCTTGGTTTGGATGTTCTAATATAGATACTATATGTGCAGGCATTCAGTACATGAGATATAGAGCACCTCAACTTCCTAAAATCAAATTAGTAATATTTTTTAATACAGAATTATCAAGAAATTGGCGATGGCTGCAACTGGATGGGTTGCAGGAGAGTATAGAGGCTAACGAAACCCAGCCTCTCAAAGCAGGCCATTTGACTCATTGGTTGAATAGATTACATACTATACAAGCCCAAGTTTTAACACATTTACGTGAACTAACCCCAGACGCACAGTGGGCAATTATAGGAGGTCAAGCACCTCTATATAAACCAGAAGAATATCAGTGGGCAGATTATATAAAAGAAGATTGGAGATCAGAACTAGTAGGTTATACACTTCCTTATAGTCATACTATGTCAACACAAGAGATAGTATCTAATATATTTGATTTAGAAACTAGAGAAATAGAATTAAACAAGTACGAAGTCATTAGAAAAGCCTTAGAAAAATCTGATCGGTTTAACGACGGTGTTCATCCTAATCATCAGTGTCATCAAGCACTTGCAGAAGAATTAATAGCACATTTTAATTTATAATTTTTCGGGTAATATTTATCTGTTAAATACTTGACAACATATACTTTTGGGTGTATAATAGAATTTTAGTATGGAGCATATTTATGAGTAAAAGAATATTTAGAATCGAAAGCGGCAGATATGGCGGAGAAGTAGTCATCGGTCGAGTAGACAAAGAATTTGTCGATGCAATGCTTGAAGAAGATTCAGAGGAATTGATTGACACAGTAACAAGTGCAGACGAAGAAGATTTTAAAGGAATGCTTCCTACCGAAGACTATTATATGTGGGAGTGTGATGATATAGAACACATTAACTCTGCGTATGCTGACGGAGGATGGACTGTATCTGAAGTTACTAATGAAGATGAGAAGTATGATTACTCAGAAACTGAAACATCTTTTGAGCCAATACAGTGTCTCTATGGGAGAGAAGCATATTCCCAAGATAGTATACCTGACGATGATGATGTAGATGAAAAAGATAACTATGTGCCAGTACTACAATTTCATAGTTCAGAGAAAGGCTCTTTTGGTTGCTACTTTATAGAAACAGACGGAGAACCCTTCGACAAATATAAATTTACATACGGTATTATAGAAACAAATATGGGAGAGTTTGTTGATTCTGTTTACTATGACGGAAAACAACTTGAGGCAGATTACGACTACTGTGATAGCATGGGTAAGGCTTATTATGCAGAAGTAGGGTACATGAACCTTAGATGGCATGATAACTATGAAAAATACTCAGAAAGTAATCCCGATGCTAATGCCATGAAAGATTATTGGGAAGAATTTGATTATGCGGTTGAAGATGCAAAGAAAGAAGCATCAACAACAGTGCCATTAAATATTTCAGTTGGTGAGATTGTCGGAGAAGTAGGTACGATTGAGAACCCAGGAGAAATTGACCCTACGATTGAACCTATAAATCAACCACCTGTTGTTAGTGAAGCAGAAGCAGAATCTTATAAAGAGTTCCAAGATCAATTAACACAACTTAATGGACACGGCGACGGCAGAGGGGAAGACGGCGAAGAACTTTAATGGCCAGATGTCATCCAGAAGACTGTAATTTAGAT